TCTGCCATAGCTTCAGAAATAATAGAAAATGAACGTCTAGGTTTCTTTTCTATTACAAAATCTATTTCTTCAGGTTCAGGTTCAACCGTTAAAACTTCTGCAATTTCTTCTTCTTTTTTCTCTGGTTCTTTTTTAACAATTATTTCTTCAGGCTCTATAATTTCTCCTGAAAAAGACCTGTCAAATCTTTCTTGTCCGTAGGCTATAATCCTATCTGTATTTTTCTTGTCATATTTTCTAGGTATAGTATGGTGTCCTTGCACCCACATATCAAGAGCTGCCTGTTTATCGCCAGAAAAAACTCTTTTTAAAAGTCTATCACCTTCTCCTTTTGTTAATGTACCTTCTTTGTTCTTTATAGTTTTTTCAAGAAGGTCAGCAGTAATTAATAAATCTTGAAGTACAGGTTCTAATGTTGAAACATCTTGAGTTTCTAAAACTTCTGAGTATTCGGGTATGTCAACACCTGCTAATCTTGTTACTCTATTATAAGCTGGTCTTACAGAACCTTTAACAACTTGATAAGCACCTTTTGCTGACGATAAAATTTTTCCTTTACCGAGTAAAGATTTAATTAAACTTTGAGTAGAACGAGGAGAATCAGCTTCATAATTATCATCACTTTCAGCTTGTCGAATTGCATAAAGCATTTGATCATAATTATAAACTGCTGTATCTAAATTCTTATCAGATACGCCTAATCTTTTTGCAGTTTTTTTAATCAAACTTTGTCGTAAGTTTTCTAACTCTTGTTTACGTGCATTAGATAGTGCCATAATTAAATCTATTCCCTAAAGTTTCTAGGATTTAATCCTAAATTTTGCATTTCAGTTCTTGTAAATGCCGCTAACTGTGCATCGTTACTGGTTAAAAACCGCGCTAATGTTTCCGTGTCTCTTTCTCTTACAGCTTTTTGTACTGTTTTGTACGGGTTTAAAAGTATTCCTAATTCTTCTTCATAGCCCCCGATAACTGTATCTTCTCTATCTATAGC